CTCCAACTTGGTTAGTAAGTATGGACCCACTCAGTACTCAACTGAATGGGACCTGCTGCGACTGAGCTTGACGACGGTGATAAGATGTTATTGTCGTCGTTGCGTCGGGTAGCCCACCATAAAAAATAAGAAAGGTGGTCGATAAGACTATTAGCGTGATCGTCGCGAGCATACAGGTAGTCGAAATCCCTATACACCCGTAAACGACTATCCAGCGTATAATCGGTACTAGTAATATATTTACAACTGTACCTTGACGCCCGAGCAGTAGTGCCTAACCATTCTAACCTTTGGTAGTCACTGTTCCACCTACGTAAGCAGCCAAAATTGGTTGCCTTATCGTCGGTATGAATTTGTCCATCGAGGTCGCCGAAAATCGGCGGTGGTGTACACTGATCGAGCAATCTGCGCACTACATATTGCCTAGCAGTATAGTAGTAGCGGCTATAGCACGCATTTGCAAAATCAACCAATTCCGTCAGCAACTCAGGTGAATTACTAACTGATTCGCCAGAGAATCTGCGCGGTATGCGTATCGGAGTAACGTCATAACCGGCGTAATACTCGGCTCCACAGCTCTCGCGAAATGTGAGCGGTACATCGTCATAGTAACTTTTCGTGGTGTTCATCGTGAATCCAAGTTCTACTAAAATGCGGTGAATATCGCCGACCAATTCCACGGGACAAATAATGTCATCACCGTACACGGTGCAATCGCACCGTTTCCGGCCCGCGTTGTTTGTAACTAGCTTGCAAACGGCATAAAGCAGTATGCACATGACTGGGAAACAGCAAGCTGATCCCATCGTTGCAAATATGCGTAACGGGTATCTTTCCTTACCACATTGTACATATCGCGACCGCGTCATGTACAGATAAGGAAGAATGCCGCTATGTCGGAATGCAATTTTAACCAAATCCCAAGAAATTGAGTCAGAGGCAGCGCTAAGGTCTATAGTAGCGTATTTACCACTAATCGAGCCTTCATATGCTCGGCGCCTTTGTACCTTTTGGTCCCTGATAGGAACATTGGGCACTTTTGCGTCAATATGATGGTACAACGCACGCATGACTAATTGCTGAAACCATTGCTGGGTTACCGATTCCACAGCAATTATCCGCCGTTTTAACGCGGTTTTGGGTACTGTTGTGACACAGGCAACTCGCTCTCCAATGCACGGAGTGACATTGTCGAACGGGATGTAATCGCGGATATCCTCTTTAAGATAATGAGAATATACGTACTCATGCAACCTGTCAGGTCGTATGAATAACGTCTTCTCAATGGGATCAACGCGACCAGCGTCCGAAGTTGAACCACTACCATGATGACCCCACGGTTCGAATTCTACCCCGCAGAGTATTTCTGATATAATGCGATCCAATTCGAGGGCAATCTCTACGTTCACTTCTCGAAGAGACTGATTCCGATGCAGAAAATCATCTACATCCTTTTTCCCATCAACGGTTACCAATGATACGCGCGATAAAAACGCAAAGCATTGGTGCAGGTTACGAAAGGCATAAACCCCCTTTTCACTACCTAAATCGTTACTCAGAAAGTCTATTACGAAGTTGAGACAGTCGTCTTCGCCGATGACGTGTTTAAAGCGTCTAACAAGCGTGACTGTGTCCGGCACTGTCGGATCCTTCCCACCGAGGAAGGCCAGCAATGTGTCGTCCAGTGCTTTGAACAACTGGAAGACCTTTGTAGTATCAGTGTTTGACAACTGCTTAACTACCCGGATAGCATCCGTAATATTAATGCCCAAATCGACTAACAAACAGCAAAACAAAGTAAAGGCTTCGGCAAGCGTCTTCACGTCACGCTTACCTCCACACATCTGACGAAGATCAATGCCGTTGCTAGTCCACCGTACGCGAATAAGATACTCGCGCAACTTGTATAACAGACGAAGTCTGTTATCGGCTATGGCAGACATACAAGTTTAGCACCTCCTGCTATACCATTACAGTCGGTACCAACGCCCCCCTTACGAGCTTATTCAGCCGGGGGCCGGGGCTACTGCCGCTTTGGTCGTAACACGCGCCGATAAGTCTTTTAAGTACCTTGTCGAGTATATCACCAGTGATAATATCGGCAAGCGGCACGCGCAATACCAAGTGCGCAGTAATGGGATAATCCACCCTAACACCATCAACAACGTTAGAAAGTACGGTGTTGTCCTGAACAAGGACTGAAGCGCCAGTCTTCGCTAACGAATAGTAACCTGGCTCGACACCAGACCCAGAGTATATATTACTTACTTTGGATACCGCATAACGTATTGTTTCAATACGATCGAGCGGCGACGTTAAATTAGTAATAATAACGGAGCTAGCATCAGCGGTTTTCTTCGCGAAGTCAGCACTATAGTTGATAGTATCAGGCTGGAATTGACCGACACTTGTTGTCGTAGTATCAGTGAAGTTCCATGAGGACATGAGTTGTCTCTCCTTTCTAGCTTTAAACACCAGTCAGCGGGATTTACGCTGATATGCCATGCATACAGTATCAATTCCATGCTTTATGTCGCAAAGACCACTGCCGAAGTTTAATCCGGCTAGGCTCTTAGCAGACGAAGCCAACTGACTGACAGGTACGAAACCCCTATCGTACTGCACGAATTTAATATACCCGTGCAACGGTGGCGGTAGCTTACCCAAAGTGTACACGATCTTGCTGGAAGCAAGACTCCCCAAGATGGGAAATACGGACACGGATGTCGCCGCATCGAGTCTTTGGAGAACATCGCCGATTGGAATTATCCAGTCAATAACAAAACTATACGGGACAAAATCCCACAAGTTAGCTAAAGCCGGCGCAAGGTCAAATCTTCTAATATCGCGAATAAGGCTCTTCTTAACAGAAGGCCTATTATCGAGATAAAGCTTCATATGGCCTATGTGATCAATAACGGCAGATGGGAATATAAGCCCCTTAGAAGATGTAGAGTCTTTAGAGTACACCGTCTTAATACGGTGAGCATCGTTCTGTGTGTACAGCCGTTGCGCAGTCCGCATAATAGCGCCTGTGTCTTCGACAAATAAACGTATGCCGTAACGATAGCTGAGCCAAAGATCGGCCCAACTCTTTGGATTTTTAATCTTCTTGATCGCTTTGAGTAACTTCAGAGAGTCTTCCTTTAACTTGAACGCATCGTGAATATATGCGAGCGAATTAATAGTTAACTCCTGACACTTCCTCATCGCTTTCACAATAAGGTTAGGCAGGCGAGTCTCCGCGCGAAAGGCCGCATAGATGTATGA